CCGCCTGCACGGCCTGTCTCACCACCGAAGTGGTGAATGCGCGCATACGCCGAATCCGAGCCGACCTCGACGCCTTGCGGTGTCGGTTGATACACATAACTTTTGTAGAGCAAGCGATTCAGCATCAGCGTCTGGCCGCTACGTGCCTTTGCTGCCGCCGACTGCGGCATGGCTGTACCATCGAACAACTTCTGAGCATCGAATCGGTCTTGAATCTGGCCGATCATGTACTCGCCGATATCCTGCTTAAGTTCGCCCAGGTCAAACGCGGCCAGCTTGTGCAGATGTTCTGTGATCTGGTCATTGACCAGATTCCATTGCATCGCGACGCCTTTACCTTGATCGCTCATTTTCCGAAGTTGCCCCAGTCATACCGGCTACCCAGTGGGCCAGAACGGATACCCATGCTGCGCACCTGTTCGGCCACCAACTTGACGCGCCCTGCAGATACATCCCGCAGCCAGTCAATCCAGCGCTTGCAGCGCTTCTCTGCGCCTTCCGTCATGTTGTCGTCGTCATCCTTCAGGTAGCAACGGGCCAACTCGACGCAGCAGCTCTTGACCGGCGCACTGGCGATCTGCGCGGCGGTGAGCGGCATGGTCACCACGCTCATGAAGTAGCCATCCATCCACTTGGCCGCTTCGACCAGGGCGTTGCCCAATCGGGCGACAGCGGCCAGCGCTTGCTGCTTTTCAGCCTCCGACCGTTCGTCACCGAACGCATCAGCCATTGCCTCGGCCAGCAACTCAGGCGTCAGCAAATCCAGTTCGTCGCGCAGCAGATCGGTCAACTCATTGAGGCCGAACTGTGCGACGACATCTGTGGCAACTGCGTATGTCATTTCGATTTAGCCGTGGTCTTTTTTGCTGCAGTTTTTTTGACCGGCGTTTTTTTCGCTGCAGGTGCCGTGACCGTCTCGGCATTTGTGCCAGGCGCGATCACAACAGTGTCGGTTGGCCCAGCAACTGCCTTTTCCTTCGTGGACTCAGTCAGCAAGCCTTGTTCGACCAGCTCTGCCACGTCCGACGGATCAGCGCGTAGCGTGCCGCCAGCCTTGTGACTCGTGCGATTGAAGCGAATGTTATCTACGACGTCGTATTGCTTTTCCATGTCTATCCTTGGTGGTTGGGAAAACAGGCAACGCACCGCGTTGCCTGTTACCTCAGTCAGTCAGCCGTTACGCTGGCGTGATTACGTCTTTCAGGAAATAGCCGAGCGATGGTGCGCAGATGATTTCCTTGGTGGTTTCGCCGACACGCACCATGCGACCGCCGCGCAAACCGATGTCTGTGTCTTCCTTCGATCCGGCAACGCGCTGGCCCGATTGAGCGGTGAAGCCGAATGTCACGTTGGCACCATCGACAACGCCGGAGATCTTCGCTGCGGTCTTGTCCTGGTAGATCACCGCCAAACCACCTGTCCAGCACGCCTTCAGATTGGCGACTTGACCTGGCTTCGAGGCGTTGATCAACGAACGGCCTACTAAAATATTTTCCAGCTCGAACAGTTCTGCAACTTGTTCCTTGGTCGCTGCACCTTTGTCGCCTGCGTTGCCGTGTACGGCCTTGACGATTGCTGGATGAGTGCGGAGGACACGCCATTCGTTCTGGCCGATAGTCATGATGTTCGGACGCATGATTGGGCGATCCAGTACGTCCAACAGATATTCGACTGGGTCACTGTCCACAGCATCGAAACGATCACCGGCAGCAACGGCTTCCTGATTAGCGCCATAGCTCGCCGGATTGAAAACCAACTGTGCAGTACGCACTTCACGCGCCAGCAACACCAAACCGGTCAGCCATTCGGTGACCATGCCTTCGACGCTGGTGTTGTCTGGTGCATCATCCAGATCGGCTTGTGCCAGTGGATGCTCCAGACCATTGTCTTCGGTCGAATCTGTCACCGGGGTGCCTTTGAATTCAACCTGGTTGACGCGTGAGCGACGACCGACTTTGGTGTCGGGCACGGTCATGAATTGGTCTTCAGGATATTTCTGGTATTTGAACGATGTTTTGTTCAGCGGCGTTGTGCGTGGCAGAACGTCGTCTGCGATCAAGGCGCGGTTGCGGACGGCAATTGCAATCGCCGTCAACTGGGTGTCTTGCGGGAACGGACCTTTCATGTGCTTCTCCTATTTCGTTTCAGTGGTTGTTTGTCTGTCTGAACCCAACTTGGCCGTGGGTTCGGAAATTTCCTGCCTCCGTGCTTTCGGCATTGCACGGGCCGTTCTCGTGAAGTATCTTTTTAGCGACCTAGCAGGATTGCTCCAATGTCGCCAGCGACACCACTTACTTGCGCGGTGCCAGCCGAGATATCCACATCGGCAGCCGGGATTGCGTAGCCGGTGGCGTCAGATTTCAAACGCTGTCCGCGTGCCACTGCAGCGCCGTAGGTGATTGGTGCGATGTCCGTCAGGATCAGGTCGACACGATCACCATCTACGACGGCAGCGCCGGTTGTTACGCCCTGGACGGATCCGCCTGCAGTGCATAAGGTGACCAGGTCATCTGCTGTTGCGAACTGGGCGAAGACGGCAGCGGCGAGAGCACCAACTGCACGATAGTTGGCGATTAAGCCCGGTTTGTTGTTCATAGCTACTCCTGTGTTTTTGTTGAGGGGAAATACAAGCTGCTAAGCCGTCTTAGCCTTCCTTGCCGACGACCTGCATTGCTTCGGCATACGAGACCGTGATGCCGTTTTTTTCCTGCGCATTGATGTATTCCTGCACCTTCACAGCCAGTTGTGTCGCCGACTTATCGCCGTTGTCATCTGCCTGGTGCGCAGTCTTGTCGCCGAGTGCAATCTTCTTCGGCTGCGCGGCCATGAAGTCTGCAAACCATTCGGCTGGGGTTTTCTTGACCTGTGCGCCGCCTTCGGTTGCTGAGAACTCGAAGGTCTGCGGTGCTGCTTCCAGATTGGTCATGAACTCGGTCAGACCTGCAGCTTCGGCAGGCAGCACCTTGCCTTGTTTCTTCCAGCCTTCGATCTGCGCGCCAATACGTTCGGCGCGACGATCTGCTTCGGCCTTGTCGGCACGTTCGTTTGCTTCTTTCATCTGTGTTGAAAAATTCAGTGCTGCGGCGTCTTCTGCTTCCTTCTTCGCCTGTGCTTTCGCGGCGTCGAGCTGTTCCTGGGTAAAGTTCATCGTTTCTTCTCCGGTTGAAAAGGTGCTGCTGGTGGTTGAGGCTTCGCTACGCAGCGACGTGACGGCTTCTTCGACGCTGTCGATCTGGTAGTTGGGAATGACGCGGTCTGCTTCTTCCATGCCCTTGTCTGCGATCAGCATCTCGCGCAGGCCACGGAACAGGGAACCAATAGAATCTAGGGCCCAAGCAGTGGTGGACGTGGAAGGCGAAGCGAACTCCATGTATTCGCCGTCGTCAGAAAAATCGACAGACAGTCCGTCGATGGCAGGAGCTGCGGCACCAAGCCAGCCGACATGACGAAGGCGAAAGCCGTTGACCGCATCCTTGACCAGGGACACCGAGCGATTGCGGTAGGAGCCTGCATCGACGCCAGCATCGAAGGCGGGATTGATGTCTTTGAACTTGACGAACAGCAGATCGCCTTCGCGCTTGATCTCATCGACCCATGCGTATGCCGGGCCGTTGTCTTTTGGATGGCCCAATACGGCTGGCGCAGCGCCCAATGCGTGGTTAGCGACGACCTGATCCAGATCGGCGTGTGTGAAGGTACTGACGTTGCCTTTGGAATCGGTATTCGTTCCCGCTTTGAATACGTCAATCCAGCGACCGGCCAGCGTGCGTTTTGGAGGGGTTGTTTTGTTTGGGTTCATGCAGCGCAGTTTGCGCGGGACGAACCCGGAAATATTGGTGAACTATTTCACAAGCATGCGGAATTGATTAGAGGCGCTACAAGGCATTTGGAGTATCGGCCAGCGCCGCTGATAGCTACTCGGCTGCGTTCGGCGTTTTTAAAGCGCTCTAAAGCGTTTTTAAAAAGGGTCTTGCAGCTAGGCAAGGGGCGATTAGAACAAATCGCCGGTAGTTGGTGCCGATTCATCCTCGGCGAGTACTTGGAACACACGGCGCATCGTATAGCCGACTTTCTGGGCGATCACGTCGACCGCCATCTTTTGTTCGTAGCGCAGTTGGCGAATCAATGCGTGCTTGATTTGGCGCATGACTGCATCATTCTTTGGCAGCATGACGGTTTCACCGCCGTACCAGTCGACCAGTTTGGCAAAGGCCATCGCGCCGATCTGATCCAACAGTGGGTGGATCGCATCGACTTTTTTAGGAACGCATAAGTAGACGCCGCCACGCCACTCAATCAATCGCAAGGCTGCAGCTTCCCCTACGCAGTCGATCAGACTGCGCAACGAATCCGGCAATGCCAGGTGATTGGTGATGTGGCGTGGCGTGTCCATTACTTCGCCTTGTCCGTTTTATCGAGACGATGTTCCCACTGCTTGAGTCGCTCGATTAGCAGACTGAGTTGTTGCACAGTTGCGAACGTCAGTGTCTGCATGCGTGGCTGCTGCTTCTTGCACCAGGCCTCCATCGCTGAGCGCTCAACAGACTGCACAGCGCCGCGATCACCCAACGTGTACCAGAGTGCCATCAGCTTTTCGATTTGTGGATCGCGCCAGCCGCCGCCTTGGGTGCGATCCTTGCCGGTAGCCTTGAGCAAGGTGTTGAGCTTCAACTGGGCGACGCCACGCTGTTCATACGTCAACTCAGTTGCCGAGCTGACGCTGAACTGATCATGCAGCCAGTCCTTGTATTGCTCTTCGCTCATGCCAGCTTTGACCGCCTTGTAACGGATGATCTGGCAGTCGCGTTTTACTGGATCAGTGGACAGTGCCATGTGCGCTTTCCTCAAAGTTCATGTCGACCATCAGCGGGATACTCAGCCCGTTGATATCCAATCCGAAGCCGTAGACGTTGTCGCCCATGTTCGGCAACTCCTGCCATAGAGGCTTGAACCCGTATTCTTGAGCCAGCCCGAACAATTCAACTTTGGTCATGCCTGGACACGCCATAGCGATGAACTGATGAACTTCTTGCGGCACCATAAATGACGGGAATGTATCGGGCAGGCCGAACATCTTCAATCGCGGTTCAGCATGCTTTGTGAGGATTTTTTCTTTCTCGCTCATTGACATGTCATTCCCCTGCATAGTCAACCAGGCACGGCCCACAATCCGGGCATCTGCATTTGCTTTTTGGCAGGCCCATTGACTTGCACCAATCGGCCTGCGCCGACGCAATTTCTGCTTCGGCCTGTTTGCGATCTTTGATATCAAGGGCGATTGCTTCGCGCAACGTCCACTCACACCGGCCTGATGCGGCAAGGCCGTACCATTCAATTTTCCAAAGTGAAATAGCAGTGTCTTCGTTGATTCTTGATGCAATTGATAAAAGGTACTTAACGATCTCTGCGTCATCGGCTGTTGCGGCTTTGTCTTCATTCCACTTCAAGTGGTTGCGCGTGAATATCACCCACAGCGCTGCGTTCATAGGGAGCATCCCCCATGTCTGTGATGCGATGATCCACGTCAGCCACAACGCCTGATTGACCAGGCTCAAGGCCCACGAGTAGCGATGCTTGTTGCCGGTCAACACCATGCAGTAGATGGTGAAAGCCGAAATAAGCCAGGGTAAATATTTGACGATCATGTGAGCTTGCCTTTCAATGCATGATGCAGTTGAAGTAATGGTGTGTT